ATGAAGACAAAAGATTTTGATTATTACCTGCCCGAGGAGCTGATCGCGCAGACGCCGCTCGAAAAGCGCGACGAATCGCGCCTGATGTGCCTTGACAAGGAGACGGGTGAGCTCTCACACCACCATTTTTATGAGCTGCCGGACTTTTTGAACCCCGGCGACTGCCTGATCTTGAACAATTCCCGCGTGCTGCCGGCGCGCCTTTTGGGCCAGCGCCTACCGGGCGGCGGCGCGTGCGAGGTGCTTCTGCTCATCGACCGCGGCAACAAAACATGGGAGTGCATCGTGCGGCCGGGCAAGCACCTGCGCAAGGGCGCAAAGATGCAGTTCGGCAACGGCGAGCTCAAAGCGGAGGTCGTGGACGTGTTACCTGACGGCAACCGCATGGTGAAATTCGACTTTGAGGGTATTTTCCTTGAGGTGCTCGAACACCTTGGCAAGATGCCGCTGCCGCCTTACATCAAGGAGGAATTGCAGGATCAGGAGCGCTACCAGACCGTCTATTCCAAGGTCAACGGCAGCGCTGCCGCGCCGACGGCGGGCCTGCACTTCACGCCGGAGCTGCTGGAAAAAATTCAGGAAAAGGGCGTGAACATCGGCTATGTGACGCTGCATGTCGGCCTCGGTACGTTCCGTCCTGTCAAGGAGGACGACATCGAGCAGCACGATATGCACAGCGAATACTGCGTTATCCCGCCTGAGACGGCGACGCTTATCAACGAGACGAAGGCACGCGGCGGACGCGTGATCTGCGTCGGTACAACGTCGTGCCGCACGCTCGAGAGCTGGGCACAGGAGGACGGACACATGGAGCCGTCCGCAGGCTGGACGAGCATCTACATCTACCCGGGCTACCGCTTCAAGGTGATGGATGCACTCGTGACGAATTTCCACCTGCCGCAGTCCACGCTCATCATGCTGGTCTCGGCGCTCGCGGGCCGCGAGCACGTACTGCATGCCTACGAAGAGGCGGTAAAAGAACGTTATAGATTTTTTAGTTTTGGCGATGCGATGTTCATTGGAGACGTGATGCCCTCCAAGGCCGAAAACGGCGAAAAGCCCGAAAAATAAGGGTTTTCGGGGAAAACGGCTTAGCCGACGAGAAAATCAGGAAAAGCCGAGTGGATAAGCGAAAAGCATCACGCATCGTTAGCTTTGAGGGGATGCTTATAAAATTGAACAACTTTTTTGGCGCATAATGTTGCGGCGATGCTGCATAGACTGCATAAGATGGCCCCGACCTCAGTATATGAGGCCGGGGCTTTTCTCATGTCTTGTAGGTGAATGTGTGGGTCGATCCGTTCTTGAAGGTGATGGAGATGACGCGGCCATCGTTCACAACGATGTGGTCAATGATCTGCTGGAGGAAGCTGCGCGGGATAGAGGGGTCAATGGCTCGGATGTACTTCTCGTAGTCGATGTAGCGGTCTTCAATCAGCTTGTTCGCCATGATGTAGTAGCTGGCCTTGCCGATGAAGTCGTCACCCAGTTCCTCGCTGGACTCTTGGCTCTGCAGCTCCTCGATGCGAGCATTGACTTCTTCGAGCTGTTTGGTGATCTGGCCGCGCTGCATGACGAAGTCTTTCTCGGGCATGGCTTCGTCGTCGTAGAGGTACAGGGCGTTCAATCTGGCGAGGGCGTTGTCGAGCTTGCGGCGCCGAGCACGTAGGGTGTCGATCTCGCGGATGGAATTGTCGTCACCGGAGAAGGCAATTTGTGGGCGGTACTCCACGGCGTCACCGGCGGAGCGGAACGCATCGAGAAGCTGGCCCAGAGCGTCGGTGCTGACGGAGGCCACGTCCTCAAACGCTTCACCGCGGAGCAGCTTGCGTTCCAGAACCTCGGACGTCGTGGTCTCGGAGGAGTTCTTGGAGGCTCTGATGATGTTGGCGACGTAGTTCAGGACGAACGGGCCGAGCGTGGTGTCTGAGATGTATTTGTTGGTGCAGGAGGTCCCTTTGCGCCGCCGACTTCCGCAGGCGTATTGAGAGGGGCGGAAGCCGTTCGCCCTCCGCCGGTCGAGGTTGGCTGTCATGTTGGAGCCGCACTGGCCGCAGCGGAGCAGACCGGCAAAGACGTGGATGTTCTTCCTGACGTATGTTTTGTGAGAGGGGACGCCGCCGCGCTTATTCCGAGTCAGCAGGAACTTCATGCGGTAGAACACATCTTCACTCAGAATGGGTTCGTGATGGCTCTCGACGGTGATCCATTCGTCGGAGTCGCGCTTCTCGATGCCCTTGCCGTCGGAATGGACATTGTAGACGTACTGGCCGATGTACCACGGGTTCGTCAGGATGGTGCGCACCGTGGTTGGCGTCCATTGGCCGCCCGTCTTCGTGACGATACCGGCGTCGTTGAGGTACTTGGCGACATAGAGCAAGGACTGGTACTGCTCGTACAGTTCGGCCATGCGGCGGATGGCCTTTGCCTCCTCGGGGACGATGGAGAATGTCTTTGTTTCCTTCGACCACGAATAGCCGAAGGGGACACGGCCACCATTCCATTGACCGTCTGAGGCACGGGAGAGCATGACGGCCGTGACGCGCTCGGCGGTGGTCTTGCGCTCCAGCTCGGCGAAGATCAGGATAATGCGCATCATGGCCTCACCGATGGCGGAGGAGGTGTCGAACTGCTCGTTCTTGGAGACGAAGGTGACGCCGAGGGACTGCAGCTCGTCGTGCATGGCGGCGAAGTCGATCAGGTTGCGGCTGATACGGTCAATCTTCCAGACGACAAGGTGGGTAAACTCGCCTGTGCGGATGCGATCCATCATGGCCTGATATTCTGGGCGGTCTGTGTTCTTGGCCGAGTAGCCGGGGTCTTCAAACACGACGTAGTCGGTGATGCCCAGCACCAGCGTGACATAGGCAATAAGTTCGCGGCGCTGAACTTTGAGGGAGTCTTTGTCCACCTGCCAATGAGTAGAGACGCGAATATAGATGGCCGCCTTCTTCGCGGCCAGTTTCTCGGCGATGTGAGAAGCCATACGAAGTCCTCCTTTTTCGGGATATTCCATAGGAACGTCCGACTAAAAATCCACGGACGTTCCGTGTATAACCGTAACCATACCGTAACCGTAACCTATACCGTAAACGTAACGTAACCGTTAGATATAGTTTTGGGGCACCGCTGCTGCGATGCCCCGTATGTGTTTTTATTGCGAGACTGTTTTTGCGAAGCCTCTGGCCGCTGCTACAAGCCCCATCGTGCCATCCATCAGGGCGTCAATGCTGAGAGGCAAGACGCTGATGGAGCCATCAGGTGCGGGCTTCATGGAGGCTGTTTCCGCATAGGGAATGAGAGCCTCGAAGAAGCTGTTGGCCTCGGCGGGATCTCGCCCGTTGCTTTGGAGCTGGTGCCGGGTGACACGGGGCTCGGCCACCACGTCCGAGCGATGATGCCCGATGGTGAACTTGAAGAGCTGGTACGGGCGGCCATCTCCGAGCGGAGCATACTGAACGATGATCTCACGGCCGATGGAGACGGCGCTGAAACCATCCATGACTTCGAGAGCGCCGATGAACTCGGTCACGTCGTCGGGGTCAACGCCTTTTGCGGCAGAGAAGCGGTCAATGAGTTCGCGGCTGGTAAAGACCTTGTGCGCGGAGGCTGAGTCGATGACCTCGAAGAGCAATTCGCCGTCAGCCAGCGTTGCGACGAGAGCCTTGCTGATGTTGCCTTTGTCGGAGAAACCCGCAAGGCCGGCGCGAACAAGGACGTCGATGATGTCTGCAGCCTGTCCTTCAGTGCGGTAGAAATGGTCGGCGCAGACCTCGTTGAGCTGCTCCGCGTTCCACGCCCTCACGATGGAGGCGACGCGGCGCAGATGCTTTGGGTCGGCGTCAGTCGGTGAAGCACCGGCAAGGGGGAGGGGCAGCCTGACGGCGACGCGGCCGGTGGGCGAGATGAACAGGTCAATGCGATACTCGCGCCCCACAGTATCGGTGAGGCTGACGCCTTGCCCGATGCAGACGAGGTTCGTGTAATCGCTGGGGATGTTGTCCAGACGTTCGACCTCCGAGCCGATTTCGGCAAAGAAGGCAGAACGTCCCAAGTCTTTGCCGAAGATCATGGTTAGTTCTCCTCTCGATATTTTTTGAGTACGGTCTCGACGATGGTACGGTCATCGGGCGAGGCCAGAGCGTACAGAGTGGCAAACTCGCGGACTTCTGCGGGGAGCGCCTCGTAGCGGTCATTGCTGAGGCCCAGCAGCCAGTCAACGGAAACGCCGAAGTAGCGGGCGAGCCGAACAACGTACTTGAGTTCGGGCTCACGGACGCCCTGAAGGTATCTCGACAGGGTGGGCGTCGAGACGTTGATCTCCGCGGCGATGTCCTTTGAATAGAGGCCCCTGCTTTCAATCAGGTCGCGCAGGTTCTTCTTGAAGGCGGTAAAATCGAGTTCGAGTTCCATGATGTTTCTCCTTTGCCAGCGTGATTGTTCGTATTAGCCATTGTAAAGCTCTTTGAGTGAAATCGCAAACATTTTTTGCGAGAAAACTGCAAAAAACTATTGACATTAGCCGCGTGGATAATTATAATAATCACATCAGTTAATTATCTTCAAAAAAAGATAGGCAGAAAGGGGTGAACATTATGAAACCACTCGAAATCAAGGGAGCCCGTGCAAGGCTTGGATTTACGCAGAAGTACATGGCAGAGAAGCTCGGCCTCACGGAAGTCTCCTACGGGAGAAAAGAGAGAGGCGAAGTAGAGTTTACCTTGGACGAAGTCCCGGAGGTCGCCAGCCTGCTCACGTTGAACAACGCGCAGGTGAACGACTTTTTCTTCGACGGCAAGTTGCCAACTGGTTAATCGAGGCCATCATCGGTGTCGGTGTATATTTTTTTGCCCGATGATTAGCCGCTTGGATAATTTCTCTTGCCACTACGGTAATTATAGGCGATTGGAGGCTCAGAAAAAATGGGACGTGACGCTACGAAAGCAGCGGGAAATCCGTGGTATCAAGCCAGAAAAAAGGCTGCTGAATATGACGACAGGCTATGTAGCCGTGAGAGCGCGGCTGAGCAGCTCGGAATGTCGGTGTCTTCGCTGGCAGATGCGGAGCTGGGGAACACAAAGTTCATGCCGGTCGATAAGGCGGTACTCATGGCCGACAGGTACAACGCCCCGTGGCTGCTGAACCACTACTGCCTGAACGAGTGCCCGATTGGATGCAGGCATTCGCTCTCCGATGAAGTGGTCGGCATCGACCGCGTGACGGTCAAGCTGCTGAAAAGCCTGAAGACCGAAAAGCTTGGAGATGTCAAGGACACGCTCCTTGACATCGCGGCAGACGGGAAAATCACCGAAGACGAGAAACCGGCGCTTCAAGAGGTTTTGGCCTACCTCGATGATTTGGCAAAGACCGTGAGCGAGTTGAAGACCATCGGCGAGATGGCTCTGCACGAAGATGGTGATGCTCATGGAACAAAGTAGTCTGATGGCCATACTCGCGGAAGAGTATGGCATCAAAAGCCCACAGGAGCTTGCGGAGGCTATTCGGCGGATGAAACCGTTGGATCTGGCCCCGGCGACACCTGAGAAAACGAAGGAGGACAAAGCATCATGACCCGAATGGAACGGCGAAGAAGACGCCGCCGCATCTTGCGAATCAAGCTGGCAACCACAGCGGCCGTGCTGGCGCTGACCACGGCCAGCATCGTAGCCCTGACAGGGGGGGCGGCCGAAACGGCATCCGAACCCACACCGCAGCCGCCCGCGTTGCAGGCTGAACCGGTTCTGCTGGTTGCAGAGCACGACAGTACATATCAGCCCGTCCAGATGACGGCCGAGCCTGTTCAGGAACCGGAACCCGTCGAGGAAGAGGACGAGAACGAGAAAATCGAGGCGGCTTTGCTGGAGCAAGGCTATCTGCATGAGGAGATCCCGCTGGACTTCGACCTGCAGTGCCACCTGATTGCGGTCTGCGAAGAGTACGGCGTCCCTCAGAACGTGGCTCTGGGCGTCATTCAGGCCGAAAGCTCGTTCACGGCCACAGCCGCAAACGGAAGCTGCTACGGCTATATGCAGATCAACAGCATCAACTCTGCATGGCTGGCCGAGAAAATCGGCGTCACGGATTTGACCGACCCGTACCAGAATATCCGCTCGGGCGTGTTCATCCTGAGCGACCTGTACGGGAAGTACGGGGACTGGCACAAAGCCCTGATTTGTTACAACTACGGCGAGGGCGGCGCTCAGGAGCACGTCTTCAGCAAGGGCTACACGACCACGTCGTACAGCCGCACAGTGATGGAATATGCGGACGCATGGGCGGAGGTGCTGGCATGATCGACACGACGAAGCTGAACCCGGAGGAACTGGGTGACATCATCGTTGACGTCCAGAACGAGACTGGCTTCTGGTTCGATGTGGATGACATGGTCGCTATCATGCAGCACACCATCCGCAAGGCAGACCTGAACGGCAAGGACGAGGAGTACGTGCCTCTGCTGTTCAGGAACGAGCTGGAAGACCACGTGATGCGTGAGCGAATCAATGCGATTGGGAGGAGAAACTTATGTGCGACATCTGTATGCACAGCCCTTGCCTGAGCGGCTGCCCAAACGCGCCAGACCCGACGCCGGTGACGTATTGCCGTTCCTGCGGTGAACCGATTATCCCCGGCGACGAGTACGCCGACATCGACGGTGAGGCGTGGTGCGAGGGATGCTTGGATGACCTGCCTCTCTGCGTCCTGATCCCGAAGCTGGGGTGGGAGTGGAAAACGGTGCAGGAGGGCGAAAACGTCCAGTGCGTGGACTGTAAGTGCTGCGGAGACACCGAGCCACTCCCAGTTGGAACGGAATACGGCGAGATCGACGGGGACGCCTTCTGCGAGGAATGCCTCGAAGACACTCCGCTCAGCGATCTGGTAGAGCGGTGCGGCCATGACTGGAAAACCGCGAGCGAGGAGGATATTCCCGATGGATATGACGGTTGAGGTTCCTGAACTGCCCGAACTGACGTTCGACGAGGCCAGCCACATCTACCGGCTGAATGGCGACATCATCCCGAGCGTGTCGAAGCTGATGGAACCGCTGAAAGACCAGTGCTACGGCGGTATCAGCAAGCGGACGCTTGAGAACGCCGCCATCAAAGGCTCTGCGGTGCATAACAGCATCGAGAACTGGATCAAGTTCGGCATCGACGATATTCCGTCGGAGCATCGCGGCTACTTCAACGGCTTCGTGGAGTGGTGGAAGCAGTATAAACCGCGGGTCTTCGGCTCTGAGGTGCGCATCTACCACAAGCTGATGCGCTACGGCGGGACGATTGACCTGCTCTGCGAGATCGGCGGCCTGCTGGAGCTTATCGACTTCAAGACGACGTACACGCTGCTGGAAATGGCCTGCGGCGTCCAGCTTGAAGCCTATCAGCAAATGGGGCCATGTGAGCGATGGCTCCCTCGTAGCATACGACCCGAAGGAGCCGCTGCTCTTTCGCCCGGACGGCTTGGAACCGGACGTTCATGTGAAATGGTGGATGCCAATGCTGGAGAATGGATGGCACACGCTCAAAGAGCAAAAACCACGGGAGGGGCAAGAGGTCTTGACGAAGGACTCCTACGGTCACATCTTTAGCTGCGTGTGGAAAAGACTCTGCGGCTCTGAACGCCCGACGTTCGTTCCGTTTGTGTGGGTGCCGCGGTTCTGGCGAGAAATGCCACCGTTACCTGACGGTGTGCAACTGAATTACTGAGGAGGGCGAGAATGAAAGCCAATAAGTTCTACGAAGTGCTCCAAACCGGCCGGTTTGCGATTGGCGACGGAGGCGCTGTGCGATGATTGTTTCACTGTTTGGCAACACATATTGCACTAATGCTGACTGTATCGACCCGCGGTGCGATGCCGTAAGGGGAGGGATACCTGACGCGGCCTATTTGCCTACGAAGTGGTGGACGCGATCCTGCGGAAGCGACGCTCCAACGCCAACGCGAAGCCTGAGAAATTGCGAGAAAAGGAGAATAGTGCAAATGTTTGACTACACGAGAGAACACGAGAACGACTTTAGCTTCTGGTATCCGAAAATCAAGGACTGCGGCATCCCGACGCCGCTGACGTTCTACACGAAGCTGCCGAGTGTGGAGGAGGAACCGGAGTATGTGAAGCGACTGTACGAGGCGTTTTACATGGAGCATCCGAAGGAGGACGAAGAGGTCGTCAAGGCATATCTGGAGGAGCGTGTTATCCCGAAGCTGAAGGAGATGAAACTGACCGGTCATGTGTTCGTCAAGAACGGCCGCTTCAGCAACAAGTTCAATGCGAACGGGACGTGCAACCTGTACGGCCTGCATGAGCTGTACCGGGCAATCATCCTTATCAACTACGAGGCGATGTGCTGCGGAGCGGAAGGTGCAGACGAAATCGTGGTGCGAAAGTTCATCGAAAGCTCCGCGGGGATGACGCCTTGCATCTACAACGGTCTGCCTCTGCGGCCAGAGTTCCGAGTCTTCTACGACTTCGACGCCAGAAAACCGATCTTCACCGCGAATTATTGGGACTATGACTATGTTTACCCGCACCTGTACCACGCCACAGACAAGATTATTTTCGAGCATGAGCGAGAAAGATTGGAAGGCGTGTATGCACACTTCAAGGATGCCGTTCAGGACAAGGTCGCTGATGCAATGCAGAATGTGCAAGGACTGACGGGGCAATGGTCGGTTGATGTTCTGATGGACGAACGCGAAAAGTTCTGGCTGATCGACATGGCGATTGCCCAGCGTTCTGCGTACTGGGAGATGCGACCGGAGGGGTATGCGGAATGAAGTATCAACCGGTCTACAAATGCCCGTTGTGTGGTCGGCTGCTGTCCAGATCGCAGCCTCAGGAGGTGCCGACGGAAATGCTCCCAGCCCTGCTCGGCAAAGTGATCCAGCATCAGCAACTCGCGGCGAACCCGTTCACGCGAAATAACGTGCCGATGCACATTCCCTGTAAATGCCCGGACGGGAGCGCGGGTCTGGCGCAGTTCGCCGGTTTCAGGTGCGTCAAATGAGGGTGCAAGGGTTCCTGATTTATCGGATCTGGTACGGGAACTGCCTCGTGTACGTTGGCCGCACCAAGCAGCCGTTGCAGAGCAGAATACGCGGCCACCTGTTCAGTAAGCCGATGCACCGCACCGTCAACATAGAGCAGGTGACGAAAATCGAGTATGCGGAGCTGGGAAGCGAAGCAGATATGAACCTGTACGAGATCTACTACATCCTGCGGCTTCATCCGCCGCTGAACGTGGACGATAAAGCGCGGGATGACCTGAGCGTGACCCTACCAGAGTTGGAATGGAAAGAGTTCACGACGCCGCTCTGGGAGGGCTGGCGGCAGGAGATTGCGAAGCAGGACTCGCGCATCGACTACCTGCGGAAACGCTATGCGGAGATCCCGCAGGAGATCTCGATACTCCGCGGCCTGCGGAAGACGGGCGAAATCACGGAGTACGAGTTCGAGGAACGACTCTCTGCACTCAAAGAAGAGTTGGCCGAGGTTTCCAAGGAATTGTGGCATCGGTAAAGACCAGCGTAGGTCGATTTACGTTGCCGCCGGCATACAATCCATCATTCTGCGACGCTCCAGCGGCTCCAGAGGGCAGTAAAATAGCGGCTACGCTCCATTTCGGGGCGTAGCCGCTTTTCTTATTCTGCGGGGATGGCCTGAACAATTTGAGTGATGGCGCTCTGGAAGTGCGAGAGGTTTGATGGCTCTGCAAGTAATCGCAGGTCGATACGAAGACACCAACCGGGAGCCTGCCGAGGTCCGCAAGCTGGAACGGGAATACCGCACGGCCGTCAATGAACTGTGCTATATGTGCGGTAAGTACAAGCAGGAACACGAAGGAGCCTGCGATGGATGCCGGTGGAAAAATCCAGTGTGACAGGAGGTAGCCTGAATGGCAAGAGGACGGCAGCAAAAGTGGATATGCCTTGACTGCGGAGCTGCCTTTGCCGTGCAGGGCATAGCCCCGAAGATGTGTTGCGCCTGTGGGTCTGCGAGGCTTGGGCGAGCGCCGAGTTTGGAACTGGCCGAAAATTTCGCAGAGAAGCGGCTGGAGCTTGAGCGGGTCTGCCACGAGCTGAACGGCGCCTATGGTCGATACGCTTCGTTGAAGACTCGGTACGACGAGATCATGGCCTACTGGAAGCAGCAGAAGCGGCGTGGATATATCACGCCAGAAGAGTATCAACAACTGGCCGAGGAGTTCATCGGAGCGCGGCCGGTGAAAAATAAGGAGGACGAAACAAATGGCAAAGATCCCTGAGAATGTGCTGAACGTGCTGGGCGAGTGCAGAGCGGACGGAAACCTGCTTTACCTGCCGAGCGTTCAGCTTGACCGCAAGACTTACACGGAGGTCAACAAGGTTCTGGAGAACATGGGCGGCAAGTGGAACCGAAAGGCAAAGGCACACGTCTTCGCCGAGGATGACGATGTGGCGGAGATGCTGGAGAACGTCATGCTCACGCAGGAAGTGAAAGACCTGAAGCGCGAGTATCAGTTCTTCCCGACGCCTCGCGCCGTCGCTGAGCGAATGTGCGAGATGGCCGAGATCGACAGCACATCCGAGGTGCTGGAGCCGTCCTGCGGCAACGGCCAACTGGCGGATGTCATCTGGGAGCATTTGCCCGCCGGTATGTGCTGTATCGAGCTGAACACCGACATGAAGCGGTATCTGGCTGAGAAACCCTACGGTGTGAACTACCGCGATTTTCTGGACGTGACGAAGAAGGAGATCGGCTCCATCAACCGTGTTGTGATGAACCCGCCCTTTACGCGCCATCAGGACATCGACCATGTGCGTCACGCCTACGATCTGCTGGATGCCGGCGGCGTTCTGGTTGCCATCATGTGCGAGAGCACGTTCTTCCGCAGCGATAAGAAGTCCGTGGAGTTTAGAGACTTCCTCAACAGCGTGTATGCTCAGACTATCAAGCTGGAGCCGGGGGCGTTCCGCGAAAGCGGCACAGATGTTGTTACCCGCATCGTCAAGATCAGAAAGCCGCTGTAAGACCCGAATAGAGCGATTCCAGCCGAGGGCGGCAATACTTTCATCATTGCGTGATGCTCCAGAGAATGTAGAGCCTTGCTCTACCCTCTGGTTGCCGATTGGCTAATTCAAAATACCGCAAAGAAAGGAGGCGCGGCCATGAGCAAAGCAGTAGGCTTCCACATCGACGTGAAGCCGGTATCGGTCACATTTACTTGCCCGCACTGTGGCAGAGAAGTCACGGTTCCGTGGCGAGAACTCGATGTCCCTGAGTGCTGGGGTGATGACTGGGGCTACGTCGAATGCCCCGACTGCGAAATGGAGGTGAAGCTGGGTGACTACGAGTACGACTGAAATGCCGAAGCTGCGGCTCGGAGATCGAGTATCATGCAGCGCGTACATCAGGCCAAGCGGTAATCACTTCGAGATTGACAACAGCGATTTCGGAATGGCGCTTCTGTGGGAGAAGGGCGCAACGGAGGGAAAAGAAATTGAAGATTACGAGTCCTGCAAGAAGTTCGTCACGAAAACGGCTTTGTTCACCGGAGTCTTCGTCGGCGTGACATGGCTCTGCACGGAATTGTTCTGCGAATGGAACGAACCTCCGTATGGAAGAAGCGGCTTCCAATGCAGCTCAATCAATCCGAAACCGTTTGCCATCGTCTACTACGCTGAAAACAAGAAGCGGCTGGTGCCGATGGACAGCATTGAGAAGGTGGAGCGATGAATTATTACGAAATCTATGACCGATACAGCGGCGAACTGCTGACCAGAGGCAACGCGGCCGAGTGTCGGAAAGCCCTTGGATGTGCCAGCCTCGACGGCTTTTACGCCTTGGCAAACCGGGCGCGGCGTGGGATCAACAAAAAATATCGGGTCGTCATCAAAAAAGGCGGGCAGGTAGACTACCCCGTGCTCGGCAAGGATGACCCGCTTTACAAGAAGGAGGGATAGCAAGTGGCAAAGCTGAAACCGATCCTGTTCAACACGGCGATGGTGCAGAAAATTATGGCCGGTGAGAAGACCGAGACACGGCGCGTAGTTCTCCCGCAGCCTGAAGGCGCACGGTTCGTCCTCGACTGCGATGAAGAGAACCGGACGTTTGACCTGATGTGCGGAAACAACGGGGCTGGTGGCATCTTCCGCGACTGGGCAGAGACCGTCAAGCCGAAGTTCTGGTTCAACGACGTGCTCTATATCAGAGAGACATGGCGTGTCCAGTCTGCGCACCGCTTCGAGGCGGATGCAAAGATCGAGTTCCGAGCAGGTGGCCCGCTCGGGAAAATCCAGTTCCCTGGCGGATGCTCCGACTCGGAATCCAGAGAGGCGTTTGACCAGTTTATCGCTAAGTGGAGTACCGACTCCAAGTGGAACCCCTCGATTTTCATGCCAAAAGAGGCGGCGAGGACATTCCTGAAAATCGTAGACGTTTCCGTGGAGAGACTCGGAGACATCGACGGCGGCGGGTTGAAGGCTGAAGGCATTGACCGGAAGCAGCCGTACAGAGCGATGCGCATGGATTTTCGGGATCTCTGGAACAGCACCATCTCTGCAGACCAACTCGACGAGTTGGGATGGTATGCGAACCCGTGGGTCTTCGTCTACAAGTTCCAGCAGATCAGCAGAGAGGAGGCAACACATGAAATGGCTTGACAGGCTGAAAGCAAAAATCATCCATGCACTCGGCGGCCTGACACGCGCTGAGGCGATGTTTCCTGCGCCCATCGTGCAGGCTCTCCATTACGACATCCAGACAGTCAGGACGGTGAAGATCGTGCCTGCCTTTGCCAGAACGCACGAGGCTGAAATGGAGAAGATGCTCCGAGCGGAGACGGCGCACAACATCGCGGAATATGTGATGGAACACGACGCTGTCGTTTACGAGAGGCAGGAAGAAAAAAACAACGACCTGCAGCTCTCGGCGACCTTCCGGTTCCTTCAGCCGCACGAGGAGGAGTTGAAGATATGAGAAATTGCGCACAAATCGGCATCGACGACGAAATCTTCGTTGACAGCTTCGCGGGCGGTGGCGGCGCATCGACGGGCATGGAGGTCGGCCTCGGTATTACGGTGGCAGCGGCCATCAATCACGACCCTGCAGCAATCCTGATGCACAAGACGAACCATCCGTACACGGAGCATTATCAGGCGTCCGTTTGGGATGTTGACCCGCGTGACGTATGCCGCGGGCGTCCCGTGGGCGGTGCGTGGTTCTCGCCCGACTGCAAGCATTTCAGCAAGGCCAAGGGCGCGGCTCTCGTTGATAAGAAAATCCGTGGTCTTGCGTGGATCACCCTGAGATGGGCCGCTCTGGTGCGGCCGCGAGTGATTTTCCTCGAAAATGTTGAAGAGTTCCAGACATGGGGGCCGGTCAGAAAGGGCAAGCCTGTAAAGAAGCTGGCAGGCACGACGTTCAGGAAGTTCATCGGCCAGCTTCGAGATCTCGGCTATGAGGTCGAATGGCGTGAGCTGGTGGCGGCTGACTACGGCGCACCGACCAGCCGCAAGCGGTTCGTTCTGATTGCCCGCTGTGACGGCAAACCCATCGTGTGGCCTGAACCGACCCACGCTCCACGGGACAGCGAAGCCGTGAAAAGCGGCCGACTGAAACCGTGGCGTAGCGCGGCGGAAATCATCGACTGGAGCCTGCCTTGCCCGTCCATCTTCGACACCAAGGAGGAAATCAAGGAGCGGTACGGCTTGAAGGCGGTGCGGCCTTTGGCAGACAACACCATGCGGCGCATCATCCGCGGCGTGGATAAGTTCACCATCAAGAGCGGCCAGCCGTACATCGTCCCGACCGGCTATGGAGAACGAAAGGGACAGGCTCCACGGGTACACGACATCGAGGAACCGCTGCCTACGGTGGTCGGGAGCGGCAAGCACAACCTCTGCAAGCCGGTGCTGGTGCCGTTCACGGCGACGAACACCAGTAACAGCGTCGGAGCGCCTGCCGGTGATCCGGTACATACCGTGACGACAGCAGGGAACCAGATGCTTGTAACCCCATATCTGGCCGAATGTAATCACGCAGGAGGCGGCCACGTCGCTGATGTGCGTGGCCCATACAAAACCATTACCGCCAAGCATACGGGCGGTATCGTGGCGCCCTCGCTCATTCAGTACCATACCGAGCAGACAGAAAACGTCCGAGCCTCTGGCCTCGGCGCTCCGATCCCCACCGTGGATGCCTCGAACCGCTACGGCCTGACCTGTGCAAATCTTGTGAAGTATTACAGCGGTGTGGTCGGCGAGAAGATGGAAGAGCCGCTTCCGACGGTGACGGCCATCGACCACAATGCGGTGTGCGCGGCCCATGTGGTGAAGTTCAAGGGAGACAACTTGGGAAGCAGCCCTGCAGAACCGATGCAGACCGTAACGGCAGGCGCGGGCCAGAAAAAGGCTTGCGGCGGAGGAACCTTCGCCCTCTGCGACACGCTGCTTTGCAAGGCTGGCCCGGACGAGAATCTGTATCGCTGGCCGCTGATCCGCGAACTGCTGAACCGCTACTGCGGTTATAAGCTGGCCGATGACGACCTGCTGCTTCTGAGCATCGGCGGGACGCTCTACTTCATCGCAGACATCGGCCTGCGGATGCTCTCCCCGAGAGAGCTTTACAATGCGATGGGGTTCCCACCCGATTACATCATCGACCGCGATTATATGGGCAACCCGTACCCGAAGAACGAACAGGTCGCCCGCTGTGGCAACGCCGTTTGCCCGCCGATGGCTGCGGCTGTTGCAAGGGCCAACTTCCCCGAATACGTCGCCAAAGTGGGCGACACCATCACGACAATGGCCGCCCTGTTGGACATGGTGGCGGTGTAGAAAGGAGCAAGACATGGACAAAAAGAAATTGATGGAGCTGGCAGAGCGGTATCAGCACAAGGCTGACACGGCGTTCCAGAACTATCAGGAGACGGGCATTACCCGTTACGACACGGCCAGACGGAACAACGAGGACATGGCGGAGGCTTTGCGAATGGCGGCCTCTGCCAAGGAAGACCACGACCGGATGATCCACCTGAGAGGGGTGCTGAGCCAACTGGCGTGGCGGGCTGCGGAGGCAAACCGTGCCAGCGAAGAGGAGCGGCCTCGGAAGATGCAGGCGGTGCTCGGAGAGCTGCTGTCTGCGGCCCGTATGCAGGGCTTGATCCGCGACGAAGGAGGTGATTTCAAATGAAAATCGTCATCGTGCATCACCTGAACGATGCGCAGCACTACCTTTTCGGAGTACCCGAGGAGAGAGACTTGAAGAAGGATGATCTGGTGCTGGTACGCAACAGCCGAGGCGAGGTGCCGGCGGTCTGCGTCTGCGACAGCTTCAGCGTCCCCGAAAACGTGCTTGAGCAGTTGCAGAAAATGTACGGCGGGAAGACCCTGAAGTGGGTCATCGGAAGCGTTGAGTTCCTGCGCTGGGAGCAGGAGAAGGAGGAAGCGAAATGAAAAAGTATGTGCCCATTGTGACCGACGACCCGCAGGACAATGTGGAGGCGGCACTGAACTTGGTGTTCATCAAGGACGAAGAGGTTTACGTCCGCGGCTATGGGCCGGCGCCTGACTTCTCAGACGCGACCCTGAGCAACGTGACGCGGGACATTCTGCAGAAGTACAGCCCCGAAACCTTGGAGAACGTACGCCTCAAAGACGATTTGGAGCTTTCGTGTGCGACCTCTGAGTGGCTGTTCGACGGCATTGATACGATTGAGGGCGTGGTTGCCCTGCTCTACACGATGGCGTGGGCCTTCGCAGAGACCAGAGAGCGCCTGCGGATGTACGAGGAGACGCGGCTCTCTCCGATGGATCTGAAAGACCGGCTGATTGCGCCGTTCCAGAACGATATGTTCGCTATGGTCTGGGGAGCGTTCAAGAAGCTGTACCCCGACAAGGAGTGCGAAATCTACTGGGAGCCGCAGATCCGTGACGAAGAGGACGGCAAGCCCGTGTATGGCCTGACCGACTTTGCCGACGATGGTTCTGTTGCCGTCTTCGTTAAGCCGAGCCTTGAGGTTGCGGACGCGGTTGAGATCCTTGCGCATGAACTCGCCCATGTGGCGGTCGGCATTGAGCACGACCACGACGAGGTATGGCAGGAGGCGTTCGACAAGATTTTCGAGGAGTACAATCGCATCGGAAATCAGATGTTTCCCAACGGGGAGCAGTGCGTGATGGACGACCCTGATGAAAAGTGAGCTACGGTTTTCGTGGCCTGATACTGGAGAGCTGTCGGTGCGTATCAACGGAAACGAGTCGGCAGCTCTCCGTTTCTTTCCGTCGGAAGAGGCCATCATAGACGGCCTGCGTAAAAACGGCGTAGAGGCCGCGTACGACGATTTTGCAGATACCCACCCACACACCCACGGAAGCGAAACGGACACGTTACAGACGGTTTCTGGAGATTTCTGACGGTGTCCTGACTTCACAATCACATTTTCTGGTGGTATAATCACAAATAGAGAGGCTTTGCGAACGCTTTCGGCCTCTTTGATAACGGAGGGAATGACTATGACAACAGGCGAGCACGGCGGCTATGAGGCTGCCGCACGGCAATACAACGACTGCATCCGCACCGGCCAGATCGCACAGGCTGTCGAATGGCTGACAGAGATGGCCGAGATCCTTGAGAGCGAGAAGCGATATACCGACGCCCTGAAGCTGGGAATGCTGACGTTCTACTTCGCCACGAGCGGCGTGTACGCTGAGCCGGTCATTGAGGATCGCCTCGCAAAGCAGATATGCCGCGTAGTCTGGGATACGGGCCTTACGCTCCATGAGCGCGAGGAGCTGTTCCTCGACACGATCCGCGACGACACGCTGCCAGAGCATATCATGTCGGCCAAGGACTGCGCGTACATCTTCGACGTCTGCGCCGCCGGCAGGGTGGAGGACGCGAGAGAAATGCTGGGCCGATTCGTGACGGCTCAAGCGGCAAAGTAAATACAGAAGCGGAAAGCAAAAAGAGGCACGGACGTTGCTCTCGACGCTCGCACAGGGCCCGTAACAACTCCCCACCCATGAGAGCAGCCAACAGCGCCGCTATGAATGAAGTCTTTACCCCGGTGTACGAGTGCCAATACATCACGAAGGAGTAAAGAAAATGAACAGAAATCTGAACGAGGCAATTTTCGACATCGCAAAGGTGGAAGCCATCATGTTTGCTTTCGAGAATACCTATCTGGAGCTGGATGTGGCGCCGGCTGACAGAGCGCGAGCTGACATGGCGACGGACGCCTTCTATGCCCTCTGGGACGCCATCAGGAAGGTGTCGGATGACCTCGACCGTCTGGCTGGAGATTGCCGAGTGGTGGATGCCATCTACGCCGTCAATGACGTTCGGCGGCGTGTTGGCACCTTGAAAACCGAAGACTGA